CGCTCGGTCAGGCAACAACCTACGCGAACGGTTCGGCGCGCACGCCCGGGACGGGTAGCGCCTGGACGTGGGCGCGCGAGCAGATCAGCAGCGTAACGGAGGCCGCATACGGCAACCCGCCCACGAATGCCCTAGGGATGCGCTACATCGTCGCGAACACGACGAGGACGCAGTCCTACACGCTTCTCTCGCCAGACAACGCCATGACGAACAACTGCCTCCTCTACGGCATGAACCGTGGGAGCGGCACGTATACGTCGTGGGTCAACGCGCAGCCGTTCACGTCTGGCTTCTCGGGCTACTGGAAGTGGAGCCGCACCTTCTCCACGGTCTCCTATGACCGCGTGTTCATGTGGGAGTCGCAAGAGGGATGCGTCATGCAGGTGTGCCAAGCGGCGACGGCAGGCACGACTTCCGCGGTGGCCTTCGGCGCGCTTCTTGACCCGCTTTCCAGCGCCGCAGGCACGGCCGAGAGCGACGGGCGCGTGTACATGATGACGGGGCAAGGCTCCACGAGCAACATCTCCGCAACGTGGAGCTCGCTGGGTGCTTCGGACGGCGGGTGGTTCTCGCATACGACGAGTGTACAGACGTGCCACAGCGGAGCCTTCAACAACGGAAGCACCACTGTTACGGGCATTGGGCGCTACTTCGGGTCGCTCGGAAACGTCATTCCGGCTGCATGGGCAAACCGGGGCGGCGAAATCCCGCGCATCCCCGTGCAGGTCGGCGTCCTCGCGGGTGCCTTCTACGGGCAGCTGCGCGAGATCTACTACACGTCCGACAGCCAGACCGGCCTCACGTGGCGCTACCTGGGCGTCGAGCAGGGCTACATTGCCGGGTACCACCCGACGACCGCAGGCGACAGCCTCCTCCTGAAGGTATGAAATGGACGCGACCGACTACATCCTCTCCATCCTCTCGGCGAACCCTAGCGTGGTGACCATCGACCTTCAGGCGGGCGCTACGGTCGACGCCGCGCGCCTTCCGGCTGGCGTGGTCGTTGAGCCATGGGCAGAGGACTGGAGCGAGGGCTACGACGAGTCGGGCAACCTCGTCGTGCGTTTTCGCGCGTAGTGCGCTAGTATCGGCCCATCGGATGGGGGTCTGATGGGCGCTGAAACACCGACGACATGGACGCAGAAGCTGGTCCCTGTCCCCGTGTGGGCGCTCCTTATGCTCGGCGCGGCTATGGCCGGCGGCGGTGGCATGCTCGGGATGTCGCAGGCTGAAGCCTCGGGTGCTCCAGACCCGGCGCAGATCGAGCAAATCCTCTCCGGCCAGCGCCGGATCGAGGGTCGCCTCGACGCTATCGAGCGCCAGCTGGCGACCGTCGCCGCGATGGCCCACACGCACACAGGAGTCACCAGTGCCCCTCTCCCCTGACGAAATCATGAAGCTCCCGGCCGAGGTGCTCGTGCTCCTCGACGCCATCAAGGATGCCCGCGCGGTCGACGGCGACGGAGGCACGAAGATCACCCGTGCCGAGCGCCGAAAGCTGCTCGCACTCGCTGGCAAGCTCGTGTACCTGCTCACCGTCGACGCGCTCGACTAGGAGGCATCATGGCCGCTCTCGACCTTTCCGGCATCACGCAGCTCCCCTACGCGTCGAGCACCACGACGCCGGGCACCTCGAACCTGTGCCGGATCATTCTCCTCCCCCAGGGCGTGAGCCTGAAGATCACGCTCCACAACCGCGACAAGGCGTCGAAGGTGCTGGCGTTCAGCTTCGACCCGACCCTGACGGACGGAGGCGCGGCGCCTGCGACGTACTACTCGGTGTCGGACCCCGTGCACATGAAGTGCAGCCGCAACCGCATCAGCGGGTTCTCCGGCGTGACGCAGGTTGCGGTCTTCGCGCCGTCGCACACGTCCGTCAACTGCGAGATCCTCATTGAAGAGGACGGCATCTGATGGACCCGATCCACGTCGAGGAGCCCGTCGTCGAGCCCGCTCCCCCGGTACAGACGCCCGAGAAGGACGCCATCGTGGCGAGCGTGACGGATGACGCCGCGCTCATCGCCCACGAGGCGCAGGCCGCTACCCCGTCGCCCGAGGAGCTCGTCAAGCTCGCCCAAGGCGCCGAGGAAGGTGGAATGCTCGGCGTGGTCCTCGCCGTCGTGGCGGTCCTCGGGGGCGGCGCCGGGTGGAAGTTCTACTCGCAGAGCTCGAAGCAGAAGGCCGACCTCGCCACGAAGCAGGCCGAGCTGGCTCACGACCTCGCCATGGCCGAGCTGAACGCGAAGGTGCAGGTCCCTAGTGTGAGCCCGCCGCCGTGCGTGGCAGCGCACACGTCCCTCGAGGCGCGTATCGCCGCGGTCGAGGCCAAAGCCTCGCGCATGACCTTGCCCGACTTTCCCGACGACTTCGACGCCGAGCTCTTGATCGCGCGCGTCGAGAAGCTCGAGAAGGCCGCGAAGAAGAAGCCAGCGACCGCAGGGAGGAAGCCGTGAACCTGTCTCCACACTTCACATTTGATGAGCTCACGCGTACCGGGCAGACCGCGCTCCAGGCAGTCAACCGTCAGGAGGCGCAGGCGTGTATGGGTGCGCTGACGGCGCTCGCGACCACGGTCCTCGAGCCGATCCGGGCGAAGTTCGGGCCTATTCGTGTGAATAGTGCCTTCAGGGGGCCAGCCCTCAATACGGCGGTAAACGGCTCAAAAAGCAGCCAGCACCTCAGCGGGCAGGCCGCGGACATCGTGGTGCCCGGCGTGGCCCTCGAGGTCGTCTTCGCGTGGATTGTGAAGGAGAGCGGCATCCCGTTCGGGCAGGCCATCCTCGAGGGACCGGGTGGGAAGGTGTCGTGGATCCACGTCTCGCTGGGCGAGCCCTACCGTGCCCGCGAGAAGAGTCGCCAGGCGCTCACGTGGGACGGCAAGACTTACGCGCCGTGGAAGGGCTAGACGTTTCCTGTGCGGTCGAGGTCGGCGAGGTTCTGTCCATCGCCGACCCTCGACTGCACGACTGCGCGTGGCCCGAGGGGCTGACACTGACGGCACACGTGGTCGAGGTCGACCCCGTCGTGGTGCGTGTGCAGGTGACGACGCATCGGCTGTGCAAAGAGGCCGAGGACGAGGCCGCGCAGGTACGTCGCGTGTGGCGCCGTGCCGTCGCGAAGGCGCGTCAGGCGTGGGGGCCAGAGTTCACGGTCGAGACAGTCCGCGGTGACTGCTCGACCGACGTGCGTTCTGCCGACGTAGACGTGCTCGAGACACGATAGCGCGCAGCCCGCACACGGCGATCCGAGAGAGCAGCTGGACCATCGCGCCCGCGAGCAGCACGATGGTCGCCACGATTAGCCACGCGATCACTATTCGACCAGATGCGCGAAGAGCGGCCCGAGCGTGAAGCGAATGCGCGCCCGCGCGATCTCGGCGTACTCGGGCGAAAGCTCGCACCCGACGAAGCGCATCCCTTCGAGCATGGCGGCGCGGCCGGTGGAGCCCGACCCGGTGAACGGGTCAAGCACGAGGCCCCCCGGTGGGGTAACCATCCGCACGAGGTATCGCATCAGATCGGTAGGCTTCACGGTCGGGTGCACGTTCTTCGGCACGTCTCCGAGCATCTCGCCGCGGTCCTCCCCACTCGCCTTCGTCGTGTAGAAGTACCGTGCCGCGTCGCGTAGCCCCTCGGTCGCCTCGTCGCTGCCGTCGTGTAGGACGTTGGCGGGCCAGCGGCCTACGCTTTCGTCGGCATCCTGCCGAGAAAATCCTCCACCATAGATGCCGTTCGTGTTGTTTTCGCCTAATCCGATAGTCCTTGGACCGAACTCACCCTTCCGATCCCCTGCAAGCATTTCAACCCTACACCCATCCACATTGATCGCACCCGTACCGTACCGCAGCACGTTCGCCGCGACGGTCCCGACCAGCGGCTTCCGCGCCATGCAGATCGGCTCGTGCGCTGGCTTTAGGGCCGTGCCCCAGCCGGACCAGCGGTGGGCGTCGTCGGTGGCGGGGGCGGTGACTGCGAACGTAGGTGGCGCTCCTTCTTCGCATCGACGGTTGTACCCCGTGTTTGTGCCACCGGATGTAGCGACGTTGAACTTCGGAGCCTGCACTCGCTCGCCAACGACCTCCCGCTCCGCACCCGCCGCCTTGTCGATGGCCTTGGACACGTCAAGCGACTTCGGGAACCCGCTCCCGTAGAGCCACATGATCTGGTCGCGCACGTCGAAGCCAGCGTCCTCGATGGCGCACGCCATGCGGTGATAGGTCCGCGACCCCGAGAAGGCGAGCAGGTGCCCGCCGGGCTTCAGCACGCGCAGGGCCTGACGCCAGACCTCTAGGTCGTAGGCGATCCCGCTGGCGTCCCACTTCTTGCCCATGAAGCCGAGCTCGTACGGCGGGTCGCACACGACCGCATCCACACTCTCGGCCTCGAGCGTGGCCATGCTCTCGCGACAGTCGCCGACCATGATGCGCGCCCTCATGGGTTGACCTTCGCGTGGTACGCCGCGCGCATCTGCCGGTTCTCCTCGCGTACCTGCTCCAGCGCCGCGAGGCCCTCGGTGAGAACCTCACCGGGCGTGATGCCCTGATGGTCTGGGTTCGCGCAGCGCCACGCAAGACGACGGAGAGCGGACTGTGCCCGGTCGATGGCCGGGCAGGTGTGGCCGGGGGGCTTCAACGCTCACTCCGCATCGCCGCATCGATCAGGCTCGCGACCTGGGCGCGGTCCATGTTCGCCATGGTCTCGCCCCTAGTGTATGCACTAGCCACGTCCACGAGGCCCATCGCGATGGCGGCGCCCTCGGCCTGACGCTGCGCGTCCTCGAGCGACGAGGCCCGGCCGCGCTGGTCGGTGATGGGGTCGCGCGTCATGAGCTCCCACGTGTAGTGCCCGGCGGCGCTCTGGTTCACGATGAGGTGCGCCCCGTCGCGCAAAGAGTGGGTCCACGCGATGTGCGTCGTGGGCTTCGAGATGGCGATCACGGTCCAGTCAAGAATCGGCATGGGGGTACACTCCGTTGAGGGCGAGGTAGACTTTGCGGGTGATGGATACGTCGTTGAGGCAATAGTCGGTGATGTCCGACTGCCGGCCTTCCAGCCAGAGCGGCAGGACCTCGGACCCATGCCCCGACTTCTCGCCCACGCCCAGAGCGCCGGCAAGGTCGGCCAAGCTCACGCGCTCACGCGTCGGGAACGCGAGGTGCATCGTGTCCGTCACGCGCTTGCGATGGTCCTCGCTCACCTCGTGGAACCATCCCGCCAGCACATGCCCGAGGCGCGCGGACGTGATGTGCAGGCGAGGAATGTCGAACCCGAGCACGTTGTGCCCGATGACGTGTCCCGCCCACGCCTTGTGCTCGCGGAGGAAGTCGGCGAGCTGCGTGAACATGCGGAGCTCCTGCTCGTCGGTGGGACCGCCCACGAAGCACGCAGACCGCAGGGTATCGCTATCGTCAGGCTCCCACACCACGCCGATGCAGGCGATGCGTGAGATGCGCCAGTCGAGCGCCGCGCGCGACCAGGTCTCTTCATAGTTCTCCTGGCACCACGCCGCGATGCTCTCGGGCTTCTTGTACTGCCCGGGCACCTTCGAGGCGACGTAGGCCGTGCGCTCGTGCTCTGGCCACAGCAGCGGCGGGAGTGTCTCGATGTCGATGTAGAGATTTCCGGACTTCATCGTGCGTCCTCGAGGTAGGGAGCTGCGAACATGCCCGCAGGACCGAGCAGCAGGCACCAGAGAGCAAGCTCGTAGTCGCCGCACCACGCGAACAGCGCGCAGAACGTGGCGGCGAGGATGGGAGAGAGACAGGTAACGATAGCGGCCATGTGAACCTCCTAGTGATGCGTAGGGCTAGAACGGGATGTCGTCGTCAGACGGCGGGGGTGCGCCTCGAAGCTCGGCGTCGAGCGGTCCTCCCGGGATGGGCTGATGCGCAGGCGGGGCCTTGTAGCGCCAGATCACGCCCGTGCACGACTTGTCCTTACACTTGAAGTCGGGCGCCTTCGGGTTCGTCTTCTTCTCGCGATTGTCCCACATCGCGCCGCCACATTCGGGGCAGAGCGTGGAGCGGGTGTAGGACTCGACGGTGGCGCTGGGCGCCACGCGGTCAGCCACGCGCTGTGCGGTCGCGTCGAGGCGCGCCTTCACGTCAGGCGGGGGGACCGTGGGCTCCTCGCGGGTGTACTCGGTGCGCGCCGTCTGGGGGCGCTGGGCGACGCTTGCAGTGCGCACGGGATGGCTTGCGACCTCTCCATCGTCGTCATCGCTCACCACGCCAACGACCGACGCGAGCGTGTAGCGCCGCAGGTAGGTCAGGATCGACCCGACAACCTGCGGGTTCTCCTGGGCGGGACGGACGCCGATGGTCGAGCTGATGTACTGTCCGCTGGCGTGTATGAGCGTCGTGGTGAGCGTGACCTGTCCGGCCTCGTCACGGCCGGGCAGCTGGGTGACCGCGAGGCCGTGCTTCGCGAGTGGGCCGCGGCACGCGTCCATGATGGATGCGAGGTCAGCGTAGCGCGTCTTGAAGTGCGGGTTCGTGGCGTCCTTGCTGGCGGCGTTCATCTCGCCTTGTGCAGCGGCGAGGGCCTTTGCCAGCTCGCCGATGTTCTCACTTGTGTAGTTCATCGTGTTCCTTCGTCGGGGGGTTGACGACCCGACACCCACATACTATAAATGGGTTCACGGAACGTCAACCCGTGGAGAAAGAAAAATGGGATCGCTCGCAGACAGACGTAAAGCCGCAGGGCTCACTCAGGCGCAGCTTGCCGACCTCGTCGGTGTCGGAATCAGCGCCATCAAGGCGTACGAGAACGGTCGCCGCAGGCCGGCCGCTCGCGTCATCATGGAGCTCTACAAGGCTCTGGGCCTCACGGCCTCGGACATCGCCCAGCTCTACATGAAGGACGGAGGTGCGGAATGAACGAAGCGATGCAGCTGCGCACGCTCATCGACAGCCTCCTCACGCGTCTGGAGACGGCCGAGCGCGCCCTCGAGGACGAGAAGGCCCGGCACGCGGAGTGTGAACGCAAGATGATCGACTACGCTACCCGCTGGGCGGTGGCAGAGGCGCGCCTCGATGGCGTGGTGCGCTTCGGTCCTGACGTGCTCAAGGTGAAGCCATGATCGAGCGCAACTACACCATCCTCCTCGAACCTCGCGGCAAGGGGCGTCCCGTGTTCACGCGCGCCACGGGGACCGCCCGCACTCCGGAGACTACCCGTGCGTGGGAGCACGAGGCGGCGCACCAGCTGCGTGAGCAGCACCTTAGCCATTGCGGAGGCTGGTACTACATCCCATGCAACGAATCGGCTCCGCTGTGGGAAGCCGAGATCCGCGCCTACCATCCGCGCCCGAAGACGCGCCCGGCCTACATCGAGCGCGCCCTCTGGGGACTGCCCGAGTACCGCCTTCCGGCGACCTCGCGGCACGACCTGGACAACGTCGTGAAGATCACCCTCGACGCGATGCAGATCGCGCGCGTGGTCCAGAATGATCGGTGCATCGTGAGCATCGCAGCGTCCTCATGGTTCGCCTGGGGGACTGAGCAGCCGCGGGTCGAGGTCACTATGCGCGAGGTGCAGCCATGACCTCGCATGATGTACGCATCGCTGCTTACTACGATGGAGTACGAGATGGTGCTCAGATGGGAGCCGGTCTGGAGCGCGCCGCCGTTCTCGCGCTGCTCGACCGCGAGCTCGAGGTCGCCGAGGCGCACGACCTGTTGATGGGGACGCTTCGCGTTCGGCAGCTGCGAGACATCATCGAGCGCGGCGAGCACCGCCGCGAGGAGGAGACATGACCGACCTAGACGACCTCGAGGCGCGCATCGCCGAGAACGAGAAGCATGGGCTCTACACGTCACCTGCAGTGAAGGAGCTCATATCAGAGCTGCGCGAGCTGCGATCAATGCGTAGAGCTGACAACGAGGACATCGCGCGAGCCTATGACTTCGCACGCGACAAGGGCCAAGCTCTGGAGCGCGCCGCCGTGGTGGCGTGGCTGCGTAAGCACGCGAACGACACGATGACGCATCCTCAAACAGACCGACTCGCCTACGCACGGGCATACTCGGCTCTACACACGGCATCCGACTCTATCGAGCGCGGCGAGCATCGCCGCAAGGAGGCGCAATGAACTGCACCCGATGCGGAAAGTCCTCGCGCGTGGTGGACACCCGCCAGCCCGACGACAGCCCGGGCGTTTACTGCGGGCGCATCCGCGCAGCTGGAGAGGTAGCGTCCTGGTACACGTCCGACGTGGTCGTACGCCGTCGTGTGTGCCCCGAGCGGCACGAATGGTTTACCGTCGAGCTCGCCACTGAAGACGTGACCGCGATGATTCAAGAGGGCAAGCCATGAGCGCGCCTACGAACCACGACCCCGTCCTCGTCCTGCTCTGGATCATGGAGCGCATGGACGGCGTGGCGCTGGAGTACATCGCCCGTCGTGAGCGCATGCGGACCTCGACCATGCGGGAGATCCTCGTGGCGTGGGGATGCCCACCGACCCGCTACCGGATGCGCGACGAATACCACGAGCACCTCGCGTTGTGGAACACGGGGGCGTTCACCTGGGACGAGATCGCCGAGGAGACGCGGAGCCCCATGGATGCGAAGACCCTGCGCTGTGCCGTGTTCGCGTGGGCGCAGAACATGGAGCTCGAGTACCGTGTCGGTCGCCAGAGGGGAGCTAGGCCGAAGCGACGGCGAGAGGCGGCCGCGTAGTACACCTCGAGGGGCGCGCGTGCTATCCTCAGCGCGCACCCGCCCCGTAGGAGTCAAAATGAGCAAGCTTCCCGAGTTCATGCAGAGCCGCAGCCTCGACCACGACGCTGCCGTTACCGGCGTCATCACCACGAAGCGCGCACTGAGCACGCACCCCGCAGCGAAGGTCGGAGGGCAGATCTACGCCGTGCAGAGCGCCCTCATCCAGAACACGACCGTGGCGACCTCGTTCGGTAGCGTCAGTCTCCCGGCCGGCGCGCTGACCGCGGGCACGCACATTCGCGTCATGGCCCTCGGGACCATCGTCGGCCAGAACAGCACTGACACCTTCGGCGTGGTGCTCAAGCTCGGGTCCACGACCATCACCACCATCACCGCGCGTGACCCGGCCACCAGCGACGTGTTCCACCTTCGCGCCGACATCCTCGTGCGTAGCACCGGGGCCTCCGGTGCTGTGCGTGCGGCGAGCGAGCACCTCTTCGCCGCGGCGGGTGGGTACGTGGCTGGCGCCGAGGTCGTGGGCACTGCGAGCGTGACGGTCGACACGACCGTCGACAACCTGCTCGACCTCGTCGGCACGTGGTCGGTGGCGAACGCCGGCAACGTCGCGCGCCTGGACGCCATGACCGTCGAGATCATCGGGTAGTCGTTGACGCCAGCGAGGGGACGCCGTTAGCATACGGTGTCCTCCACCGGGACGCGGGCGGCCACCCGCACGCGGGGGCATCAAGCCCCCGCGTCCTCCCCCGGTGCGGACAGGTGGAGACAATGACGGGAAGCAAGATGGGCCAGATGGCCCTCGTTTACGCGCGCAAGAAAGGTTGGGCCGTGTTCCCGCTGCGCGAGCGCGACAAGCTGCCAGCGACTGCGAACGGGTTCAAAGACGCGAGCAACGACCCCGAGGCCATCGGCGCCATGTGGGGGGACCGCGAGTTCAACGTCGGCCTCGCGACCGGCGCCGTGTCGGGTGTGTGGGTCTTCGACGTAGACGGCGACCAACCGAAGGGAGGCGGGCTCACCGGGCCCGAGGCCCTCGCCATCCTCGAGCAGCGCCACGGGGCGCTCCCGCCGACGCTGAACGTCCGCACCGGGAACGGCGCCCACTATTACTTCCAGCTGCCGCAGCGCGAGATCCGCAACCGCGCGCGTGTGACCGTAGACGGTCAGCGTGCCGCTCTCGATACGCGCGGCGACGGCGGCTACGTCGTGCTCCCGCCCAGCATCCACCCGAGCGGGCGCAAGTACGAATGGTCGCGCGACTGCATGGAGATCGCAGAGGCGCCCGAATGGCTCCTCGACCTGCTCTACCCTCCGAAGGTCGAACCCGCGCCGAAGGCCCCGACGACGGCCACGGCGACGGACGAGGACCTCTCCACGGGTGCCGAGGTCCTACAGGTCGCCGCGCAACGGATCCTCACGTGCACGGGTAGCCGGCACGACGCGATTTATCGCGAGAGCGCGATCATCGGTGAGCTCGTGGCGGGCGGGTGCATCACGCGAGATGTCGCGAATGCTGCCCTCGTTGCCGCGGGCATCGAGGCCGGGAAGGGAGAGGTCGAGGTACGGCGTACCGTGCGTGACGGCCTCGACCGTGGTGCACAGCACCCGCGTCGCTTCTCGGACGCACCCTCGTCCATCCCGGCCACGCTCTATCGACCGAGCGACGTGGGCAACGCCGCGCGCCTCGTCGATCGCTTCGGCTCGGACGTGCGGTGGTGTGATGTCGCCCAGGGCGAAGGCTGGCTCGTGTGGGACGGCAAGCGGTGGGCACCTGACGCTATGCGTCGGGTCGACTCGCTCTCCCGTCAGGTCGCGGTCGACGTGGTGACCTACGCCGCCGACCTGCAACAGCGTGCACGCGCTGCCGCTGCGGCCATGGGCCAGACTGCGACACCCGCGCTGCAACGCTCCCTCGCACTGCTCCGCACCGAGGCGAAGGCTTGGACGCAGTGGGCGCGACAGAGCGAGATGCAGGCGCATCTCCTCGCGGTCGCGAAGGTGGCGCGCACCGACGTGGCCATCCGGCACGACGAGCTCGACGCGGACCATTGGGCGCTCAACGCGCAGAACGGGATCGTGGACCTGCGCACCGATGCGCTGCGCCCTCACGAGCGCGAGGCGCGAGCGACGAAGATCGCCGGGACGGACCTCGGCGACAAGCGCGAGTGCCCGACGTGGGTCGCCTTCCTCACGCGGATCATGGGTGGCGATCCGGAGATGGTCGCATTCCTACAGCGCGTCGTGGGCTACTGCCTCACCGGCAGCACGCGTGAGCAGTGCGTGTTCATCCTCTACGGCAACGGTAGCAACGGAAAGAGCACGTTCCTCGACACGCTGCGGGCGATCATGGGGGACTACGCCGTGCACGCCCGCGCCGAGACGTTCGTGCGCACGACGAAGGGCGGCATCCCGAACGACATCGCCGCGCTGCGCGGTGCGCGCCTCGTGACGGCCTCGGAGCCCGAGCAGGGCGAGCAGCTGGACGAGGGCCTCGTCAAGGAGATGACCGGCGACGCCGCCATGACCGCGCGCTTCATGCGCGCTGAGTTCTTTACGTTCACTCCCACCTTCAAGGTGCTGCTCGCCACGAACCACCGACCGATCATCCGAGGAACCGATCACGGTATCTGGCGCCGCATTCGGCTAGTCCCGTTCACCGAGACGATCGCCGAGCACGAGAAGGATCGCGACCTCGGTGCAAAGCTCGCGGCCGAGGCGCCCGGCATCCTCGCCTGGGCGCTCGAGGGATGCCTTGAGTGGCAGCGCATCGGGCTCGCGCCCCCTGCCATGGTCCTCGACGCCACGCAGGACTACCGCGCGGACATGGACATGCTCTCGGAGTTCATCAACGAGAAGTGCTTCCTCGCTGGCGGGGTGGGCAACACGAACCTTTACCAAGCGTTCAGCGCGTGGTCGGCTGCAAACGGCGAGCGCCCACGGTCCCACCGATGGCTTTCGCGAGCGTTGCAGGACCGAGGCTACAAGCAGGACACGAGCCGCGCGGCGGGGCGCCGATGGTTGGGACTCTCTCTCCGCGAGGAGCCTTCGTCGCCGTCGAAGTACGACAGCCGCAACGTCTGGTCTTGATGGGACGCTTGTTGGGACGCTTCGACGTACTCTGAGCGCCTCTAGGATTACGATCACCGCTATGTTAGGACATTGTTACCATTTCACGGACACTTGTTGAAAGGCAATACACGCATATGAGAATGGTTCACACTTCGTACCTGTTCATATAAGCAGAGATCAACCTCGGAGTATCTGTCCGTGAAATGGTATGTGTGTCCTAACGTAGATGGTGACGTAATCCTAGAGGCGCAACCCGGCGTGTAGAAGCGTCCGCAGAAGCGTCCGCACCTTGACGCACCTTGCGACGCATGGTAATGTCCTAGTGCATCAAGGAGGTATCGATGCACGCAGAATGGATGAACGTTCGGCAGTTCCTCGGCTATTGGGCGGTCAAGTATGAGCAGGCTCCGGTGACCATCGGCGACATTCTAGATCTCGCGGAGACGACGCAGGCAGTCGACTTCGTAGGCTGCGCCGACAAGGGTAAGGTGATGACGCTCGGCCGGGCGTTTGTTCGGTGGGAGCACAGCATCCTCCCGTCCCTCGGGTACCAGATCATTCAAATGCGCAGCCGCTCGGCCGGGCGCAAGTACACGCTTCGGGTCCGCCCCACGGCGAACAACTTCCGCGCGTGGCTGCGCCATTGGCCAGACAAGACCACACCGATGGGATGGCTGGCGCGTGAGGCCGTCTTCAACGAGGCGTGGACGACGAACGACAGCAAGGCACTCCGTGAGGCTCTTTCGTCGTCGCCGAACAGCAGGGACCTCATCTCCATTCTCAACCATGCAGAAGACGGCTGGCGAATCTACTGCGACACGACCGGTCAGGAGGTGACGTGATGTCCATCGACTTTCGTACCTGGCTCTCGCGGCACAAGAACCGCAACAGCCCTCTCGGCGACCTCGCCACCGATGCACTGAGCAAAGGCGGCGGCTGGACGGGAGACTGTCCTGAAACGCTACGCGATGCCCTCGACCGTCTGCGCGCATGCTCTGCGGCGTACGATACGCTCGACGCAGCCGTGAAGCAGTGGCGCCGCTACAACAAGAGCAAGCAGGGTTGCCGAGGCGCGACCCCACGTTAAAGAACCGATGCGTGGATCTCCACGTGAACGTAGGGAAAGCCGTCCCGGCAATGGTGCCGGGGCGGCGCTCCCGGCGACGGGACCGGGCCAGAACGCGCGCGAAAGGCGTGTATACTGACCGATACCCCCCCCCGACCCCGTATGGTT